TTCAGTTTTATCTGTATATATATCTGGGGCTTCGTTTGCCGCTATTGAAGCTTCTCTTAATTTTGTATTATTATTTAATCTAGCTATCGCCATATTATTGTTTAATTCAGCCTGTTTTATAATAGCTTTTGACTTATTATCAAGATTAGTATCATTAAGCTCATTAAGAGCTTTTTTCTGAGCTACTCTAGTTGCAATTTCAGTAGCATCATCTGCGGCAACTTGCTCAAGACCATATTTACCAGCAGCCAATTGTGCTGTTCTTGCTCTTTCTCTGGCTTTTTCAAGTTTTGGAGAGGCTTTCTCACCAGCTTCACCAAGACTTGTTAGTAACTTACTGACATTAAAACCTTTACCAGCTTGATTCTGCATCAACGCAAGACCGAATGCTTGCAATGCTGCACTCTTATCAACTTTTCCAGAAACATCTACACCCGTAGCATCTGCAAAATCTTTTTTATATTCTGCAAGAGTTTTTCTTGGAGTTTCTTCTCCTGCATTAATATTTTCATATTCAGACATTGCATCTTCAAAAGCTTTTTCTAAAGGGCTTAATTGCTCTTCTTGAGGAGCATCAGGCACATCACCTCTGCTAACATTATCAAGAGCTACATCAGGTGCAATTCCTTGGTCTTGTTTTTTTGATGCACCTGTTTGCGTTGTAGTAGACTCTGATTGTTCTTTTAAACCATCTGATAATTGATTTAATTGTTCAGTAACATTATCAGGCACATCTTCAAAACCTATGCCCATGTCACCAAAATTAATACCTCTTAAAGGATTTCTATCCACATCAGTTAAACGAGTTTCACCGTCTGGAGTAATAAAACTTCCCAACCCTGTTCCAGATTCCTCTGTGTAAGGAGTTTCTCCAAATAAAAAATCGGTAGCTTGCCTTGTTCCTTGCCTTATTCCTTGAGCAGCTAAATCATTTAAATCTAGAATTGTTGAAGGCATTCCCAACAAAGATTCAGCACCTTGTTTAAATCCTCTGTAAAATCTACTATCATCTGGTTGAGCTGCATATAAATCCGCTATAGCTGATTTGTCTGACAAGTCTAATGATAACGCTTTTGGTACAGCACCTATTCCAGATTTTAAAATATCAAGTATATCTGCCATGACTTATCCTTATGCTGCTGTAGGGCCACCAAATTGTGACTGACCATAAGTAGCAAATCCAAGACCTTGCAAGAATGGATTCGCTTGAGGTTGAGTCACCGATTGGAATGTTGAAGAAAGACTTCCGCTAGGCGTTCCTTTTAACAACTGACTTCCAAGCTGTAGCCTTGTAAACGGATCTTGATACTGTTGCATTAAGTTTTGTCTCTGTGCATCGAGTTCTGCTTGTGACTGAGCCTGTCTTGCGCTTCCTAAAGAAGTAAGAGACTGTATGTCTGCTCTACCTAATTCAGATTGTAATCTGCCTATATCGCCTAATGTAGAAGCTTGCTGGCCTATTGCCTGACCTAAACCACCAGATAACTGTGCGGCTCTCTGTGCGGCGGCTACAGCGTCTTGATAACCTTTTCTTTGAGCTTCTCCAACAGTAGCAAGTCTACGTCCTTCTGCCTCTGCTCTTTGAATACCTTCCCTGCTTCCCCCAAATGCGCCAGAAGTAATAGCCTTCTGAGCTATTCCTTGCTGTCCAATTGCCGCTTGTCTATTTATTTCGTCAATAACATTGGATTGATAAGGGTTCATAAATTGCTGGGCAGCATCGGGTCTTAAAAATCCTAATCCCGAAAGTGCCGCGCCAATTCCTAATTGTGTTCCTTCAGCGCCAGCTTGTAAGTATGGTTGAAAAGCACCAAACTGCGCTTGCGCTTGCTGCATAGCAGCATTTTGTAACGGGTCAAGCCCTGCTATTTGATACTCAGGAAGCTGAAGTGGCTGGTCTAATAAACCAGGATCTGTTTGCGTAGAACCATCAAACGTACCAAAAGCAGTTTGCAGTATTCTTTTTTCAAGACCTTCTAAGAAAGGCGCGAGTCTCTGGGCTTCGGTAGTGATTGCCATTATGCCATCCTCTCAAATTTATCCATCATATTATACATGCGATTGATGCCTTGATTAATATCCCCATCTCCTGCGCCCTCAACAGCATCACGGGTCATAACAAACTCACCAGCCATCAGCATAGCTGGTACATCATCTTTCGTACCAGAGCCCTCGCTAGGGCTTATACCGCCATTGCGTCTGGGAAAGTATGTATCTCCACCATCTTCCATATAATTTATACCGCCAAGTTGTCCACCTGGTCCACCAGCACCAAAAGGTCTTTTTTCAAATTCTGACCTTGTGTCTTCTTCTTCCCCTAAACCAGATAGCAATTGAGCCAATAATCCAGCACCAATTCCTTGCCCTAAGTCTGTGTTTAAAACTTTAAATAATAAATTAGGATCATCTTCTGTACCAGCAAAACCCAATGAAGAAAGAAGTTCTCCTGAAATTGTTTTTGCTTCTGGAGCCGCTACAGCTTGTCTTGCTGTTTGATTTGCCATTTTAGCGGCAACATTTGCCATTGTGGGGTCTGCTCCTTGACGCATCAAAGACCCTGCGGTTGTTACGGCTTGCGTTGCAGGATCTGATGCAGGAAAAAACTTTTGCGCCCCTACTCCACCAAGACCAGAAAGCAATGCATATCTTAGAGCATCTTTTGGTTTTCCGCCAGTAGCAACTGCTCCTAAACCAGAAGCAACAGCACCACCTACAGGGCCTAGATACGCTCCCGCAACAACTGGAGCTATTGTTTTTACTAAATCACCTAAATTCATGTCACTACCTTAATAGTTCCGTTATCATTATACAATGCTCCTGTTTCAAGTCCAGAAGGAGATATAGGTAAGTCAGTGAGAGTTATTTTAGTACCCCTTAACTCACCTGGGTTATTTAGTTGTATCACAAGTTGAGACAAACTGCGAACCATATCATCAAAATACGTTCTATCATACTCTTCGGGCGGTACAGAAAACTGTGGTGGTACTAATTCTCTACTCATCTTCTGCCATCTGTTTTAACATCTACACGATTCGAGCCTAGTCTCCAAGCAACGCCAGAACCACTACTTTGAACTTTAATACCAAAAGAGCGACCTCTAACACGAGAGTTTTTTTGTTCAGTGGTGCTACTAACGGTAAAAGCATCATTTGTTGTAAACCCTGTTCCGGGATATCTTTGTCCTTTTAACGTATAAGTAGCTTCTTTTGTTGCACCCGTAGTAGAGCTTGAAAAATCAATATCAGGAATAAATCTACGGATTAAAGCAAACTGTTCTCCATCTGCTATGTCTATAGGGCTAGAATCAATGAATGCGGTCAAAGCTAAGTCGTCTGCGTTATTACCAACCTCATGCCTATATAAGGTGGAGGCTGAAACAGAGTCAGATTCATTTGTAGCGGCAAAAGGATATTCATATATACCTCTGTCTAACCAAGCAGACCTAGCTAAGTTGCCATAATACCAAACTTTTTCCTCGTAGTTATAAATTACATATCTGTCGTTTTCTCCAGTATTTCCTGAAGCAGACGGGTAAAACCAAATAACCTCTCCATAAGAAGTATTTAGACCAGCAACAACCTTTTCACTGTTGGTGCTATCAAAATCCTCAAACACATAGTCTTTCACTGTGCAAGGTATGGGTTGAACGCGCCCATCGTATAAGTAAAAACGATCCACGCCCATCCAAAAAACTGTATCATTGTTTGCTATGGCAGCATTAGTGTTTCTTATTGTAATGTTTCCAGAAACCTGAGAAATACCAAAGGTAAAAGGTGCGCCAATAAACTGCAAAGAATGCACACTGGTATCTGTTATAACTATAATTTCTCGCCTTGTTTCAATAGCTGCTACAATTTCGGAACCAGATCCAACTCTTAAATCTCCTGCGGTATTTGTTGATGTAGGGAACCAATCGAAGGGGTCTTCCTGACTACTAAAACGAATTAAAAGTGGGTCTAAAGTAGTGCTACCAATAGGCGTTGTGCCAAATACTATAACGTGTCTATCTCTATCTGATACTAAGACATTTCTGTTTGCAGTGGGCGCATCAGGCGTTCTACTTAAAAAAGGAAAAGCTCTGTCGGTTAAACCAGTAGTTTTATCCCAGTAATACAATTGCCCATTTTTAGGAAGTAAGATTAAATCTTCTCCAAAGTTATCCTGTTTCCAAATTCTTAGACCCTCATCAAGCGTAATGGCATCACTAGCGGCTAGACCCCAACCTCCTGCGCCCCAAGTATCCGCACCCCAACCTGTTCCAAGTAATTGAGAGACACTACCCTTGTTAAGTAGATAGTCTGCATCGCTTGTTCCAGAAGCCACCAAATCAAACCCCGCATTGGAAGAAAGTGTAACTGTGTAATCATTTATTCCAAGAACTGTTATAACAAACTCTCCTGTTAAAAGAGTTACTAAAGAATCATATGAGGAGCTTGACCCAAAGGTTACGTTTGAAAAGATAACACTACTTCCTGTAACGGCTCCGTGTGATGCATGAGATACTGTTACAGTAGTGCTAGTAGAGGTGGTAGCAAAAGATATTAAACCTGTTACAGAAGTTTGCGACGCTACAACAGTCCCTAAACCACTTGTACCAGAGGATCCTGTTACGGAAAAAGATATGTCAGCCATATTTAATCTCCTACTGGAACAACTGGATTTTCTTGTGTGATGACGTCCCCTCCAAAACTAACATCTCCAACAAAACCAGTGCCAAATAATGGGGCTCCTGTTCCAAATGAAACTGAAACGAGTCCTAGAGAAGTAGTCGCTGAAACACCTGTTGTTTCGGTAGTTACGCTCACTGGAAGAAATATTGTTGCTGTTCCTATTCCAGTAGTTGAAGCTACTCCAGTAACACCAAACGGCTGTCGGACCGTGAGTCTAACAGGTGTTATATCGTTAAAAGATCCCCCCGACTCAATATAATATTTTTGGCTTGTGCCAACGGCTAGATACCTGTCTCCAGCTAGAGTGACCCAAGCGTGTAACGATCTTGGGGTTCCAAGATAAGTGCTGGTAGTGTATTTATCCCAACCCCCTATTTTCTCTGGAAAACCAAACCTAAACCTAATTTTGTCGCCATCAACCCAACCCCCTTCGTTAGAATAAGAAGTTATCTCTTTATTTATTCCAGGTCTAAACTGTAGTTTAGTTAAAGGCATATTTACTGTGTTCCTGCGGTGCTAGGATTTAAAGAACGACCAATTTCATACATATTTGTGCCATCGCTTAAAAATACTAATATACTTCTATTGTTAGCCGTAGCATTTACTGTGGGTATACTGCCATTAAATTTGTACACACTATCGTAATTTAAAGTACGACCACCCGTTCCATCTTGTATAATAGTTAAAACATAAACAGCCCCTGCCACTTGATTAGTAGCTTGTCCCAGTGTTCTGTTATTAGCTAATGTAACTTTTGCAACTTGATTAGAACTAACGTCCCAAGATATTGTGCTTGCATCTGTTAAAGTGGTTTCATTAAAATTCTGCGTTTTAGTAAACTCTTGCGCTGTTGCTAATAGAGCAGGCGTTTGACTATTAAGGGTTCCTGTAATTGTTAAGTTGCGTATACCGCTAGTATCTTTATTGCTATCTACAACAACTGCTTTAGAGGCGGCAACCGTTCCTGCGGTGGTATCAACATAATTAAGTTCGGCTGCTGTGGATGTTACACCATCTAATATGTTTAACTCTGCTGTAGACGAAGTAACACCATCTAGTATATTTAACTCTGCGGCAGTAGAAGTTACGGCTGTTCCAGATAAACCTATTGATAATAGGTTTGTAAAATCAACAACGGCTGCACCAGCCCCTGCTCCATCTGCATAAATTATCTTAGAGGCACCATTAGGGACGCTTACATTAGAGCCCACCCCTTGTGAAAAAATAACAGTTTGACCAGAACCATTATATACAAAATATAGTTTATCTGCGGTATTTGGGGATATTGTTATTGTATTAGTCCCGCTAGGGCTACCAAGTATGTTTAAAACTCTAAACATACCGTCAGACAAAGTGCCGTCAGTCGTAGACAAAGTATGTGTTGTTCCTGATAAGCTTATGGTACCAACGCCATTTAAAGAACGGTCTATAATATCAAAGTTTGTGTTTGTGGTAGCACCCCAAGTACCCGCTTGTTCACCTGTGGCTGGCTTTTCTATGCCGCTATTTGTTGTATATGTACTTGCCATTATGCGGCTTCCTCTGTCCAGTTAGGGTTCTGTGACGGCTCTTCTTCACTCCAAGAAGGACTTTGACTTACAGTTGTATTTGACCAACTTGGAGACTGAGAAGCAGATACAGCACTCCAAGACGGAGACTGAGAAACATTTATTTCTAACCAATTTGGGGTCTGGTCGGGAATAATGTCTCCCCATATTGCTACAATACCAACATTTGCTTGAATTGACAATCCTGTAACAGCAGCTATGGCGGCAGAACCTATTACAACATTGCCAACACCAGAAGAAGCCTCTACGCCTGTAACAGCTACAATTTGTCTTAAATCGATAGTAACTGACCCTAAAGAGGAAGTTGCTTCAACCCCTGTTGGTGAGAACAAAGAGGATCCTATTAAAGTTACATCATTTAAAGCAGAGGCAGCAGAAACTCCAGCAGGATTAATTGTTATAGAAAGTAAAACAGACACATCTCCAAGAGCCGTGGTTCCAGCTACACCAGAGGGTGATACGGTTGCATCCGCAAGTGCTGTAACTGCACCTATTTCAGATGTGCCGTTTACTCCTGTAACGGCAAAAAAGGCGAACCCTGTTTCAGTAGTGTTACCAATGCTACCTGTTGTAGTGTTACCAGAAACAGAAACAGCGGATGAACCAGAGACAACAGTGTTGGATCCTAATGTTCCTGTGCCACTAATACCACTAACTGCAAAAACTGCATTTCCTATTACACTGGCGTCATTAATACTTCCTGTAGCACTTACACCTGATACAGAATATCCTGATTCTATAATTACGGAGCCTACTGAAGTTGTGGCACTTACACCTGATACAGATAAATTTGCTGTACCAACAACAGATTCTTCTCCTAAACCAGTTGTTGTGGCTTGACCGCTTACACCTGATACAGCGTCTCCAACAACTTCAACACTTCCTAGAGTAGAAGTTATGCCTTGACTTGTAACAGAGACATTAGCACTACATTCAAAAGTAGGTGAACCAACTGCTCCTGTTCCAGAAACAGTAGACAAAGTTAATACAGATGTACCTATTACATCTGTATTAGTGCCAAGAGCAGATGTACCCGTGACTTTTGAGACACTAAAAGCAGTGTCTTGACTCTCAAACCCTGTATCACAAAAAGGGCCTTCAGAAAAGGCTAGGGTTGAAAACATCTAATTAATCCAATGGATCAGGCCAGTTATGTATTGGTGCGTTACCAGTAGGATTGCCATCACTATCTACAGGAACATTCCATAGTGCCATAAAAGCAGCGTGGTCAGCCGCATTGGTAATTGCTGTTTCTATCGTACCTGAAGCTGTTCTAACAGCCGCACGATAAGTTGCTACATTTGTTGGGATAGCGGTTGTGCTATCCTCTGCCTTGCGTACTACATACCAATCTGTAGGCAATAATAATAACCCCGCTGTATTCTTTGTGTTAGCTGTCCACTCTGTTTTTAACTCGGCTAAATCTCTAGGAGTACTAGCTGACGAATAGAACGTGCTATTATAAGGTGTAGGATCAGCTTCCCATGTAAGACCTACAGCCTTCTTTTCTGCATCTGTGGTAAGAGCTAACCAGTTCGTAGGATATTGATTGCCATTAGCATCAGTCCAACTTCTTCCCGGATTAATTGTTTTTGTACCTAATTTCCAAGGCATTGTTTATCTCCTATCTTGCATTCGCGTATTTAAAAGGCATCTCAGCAAATGCCATGTAGATGTAGTCATGTCCAGAACCATTATATACATCACCACTTCTTCTCAATTTAAACCCATTAGATACAAAATCAAAACAATCTGTACCACTTGAACTTTCTGCGCTTGTATCATCGGGGTTTAATTCTAACTTTTCTTCAAGAGGATTTATATCACCTCTTTTATTATCAAATAGAATCCATCTGTTGGAAGCATCCGTTTGTTTTACAATAAGAAAAGCAGGACGGAAACCTGTGAACACAAACACACCATCAGTGCTTCCATTTCCTGTGTAACTGCCAAACCTACTGTAGCCTTCTACTCCGTTAAAAAGGTAGGCTATGTAGTTACCACTAGCATTTACCGCAGATGATGTGCCAACAGTAAATATCGAAGACGTTGGCGCGGTGTCGTTCCAGTAAACACTTCCATCAAGCGTTCCATTTGTTGTGTTTAATCGCAATAATTCTGTTTCTGGGGCAGACGTATTCTCGCTGTGATAAACGCACCAAAAGTTTGAACTTGAATCTCTTTGTTTTACAATAATCATGTCAGGCACTTTACCTAATCCATGAGCAATAGTTTCAGAGGAAGAATTTGTACCTGTGTATTTAATAATAGAAAATCCTGCTTCTGTGTTCACTTGCCCTTCACTATCTATTGACCCAACACCTGTGGCTGAAGCATCATTACTAAATGCTGTTCCTGCAAGCCAGTTCCAAGATGCAAAATTAGTAGAACCTTCGTTTGTCCAGTTGCCACCACTATCAGAAACAGTAAATCCGTCACTATCAAAACTAGGTAAAACTACACCAGTATTTTCCGAATTGGTAGCATCACTAAATAAACTTTTATTTACGCCCCTGACGGTATCTAAAAGACCGTTACTTAAACTAGAACTATTCCTCGCTTTTATCCAAACCCAATCTGGAGAAAATCCTACTCCTGTAATTGCTTTGCTAGTTGAGTCATCACCACTATAAAGCACCGTATTAAAATAATCCTCTGGAATATCATCGTTTAAAGGTGTGATAGTTGGTTCTGGTAGATTTGCTGAGTTTAGTGCGAGATATCCAGACGGAACAGCATAATAAAAGTTACCATGACCGTTTTCATCTGAAGCGTTAGCTGAACCAGAAGTCACAGTATT